CGCCACTATGTGGCGCTGCAATGAAGTCTTATTGCTAAGCTTCTTGCGTTGACCTTAATTGGTCTGTGCATCTTCAGCTCAGGAACTATATGGTGATACGTTATCGTGTCACGTTCTTAGTAGATTATAATCCGTATGATTTAGAGATTGATCAATCATATGTCTTTCGAATAGAACAAACATATATTATGGAGTTGTTCGTGTCTGTAGCTCATGGGTAACCTAACCCTCGAAGAGGGCGGGAACCGGAAGGCGTAAGGCCGATGTACGCAGGGAGTTCACTTCCAAGCGTTGTTAGATCTTCCTTTGTGTAGTGTAACCTTTCTACTAGTGTAGTAGATTGAAGTCACAGAACCCAAAAGAGATATTAATTTCAACGCAGAGAGGGTGAGAAAATATTCAAAATACCTCTATGTCGACCATATAGCTCTTCGGAGCGGGGTACGGACATGGGTTAAGTCTCATGTTCGGTATGGAAAACTGATTTCTTAGGGTTCTGTCACTTTTGTTCCCGTCTTGGGACACAAAGTCAGCTGTAAGCTGTGAGACAGATCCGTGGCACCAAAGGAGCACGCTGCGTGATTCGGTGGACCAAGTAAATCAATATGCTTGGTCTAGAACCTTTATGGAAATCTCTGTATTGGTGAAAATCCCTTGCCCCGGCAGAAAGCTAATCTCGAGTCTTGTATGTCCTCTAAGAGGGTACTTGACTTTGGAGAGATGCTGCACATGGCGTGTAGCTATCTTCCGAGGTGAATACTATCCGTGGTAGGGGGGGGCTGGATCATAAAAGTGTGTTGCCTTTGGCAACCACAGGGATAACCCCTGGCTTAACAGCCTGCCTGCAGCCCCCTGCACCTCTTTGGGGTGTTGGGGAAACTGAAGGATAGATCATGTTTCGCTGGGTAGTACTCCTGCGATAGCATCAAAGGCAAGATTCGTAAGGATCTTGGGTAAATTAACACTTTACTTGTATTATCCCAGAGGGATGTGGTTGGTTAGAATAATAAATAAATAAAAATCTACCAATGTCAACTGTTTTCTCTAAACTAGAGTTAAAGACAGCTGCGTCTATTTGGCAGAGAGGTGTAAAATCCTCTAAACGATTGGTCGGGTTACTCGTAAGAGCGATCCCTCTGATCGTGGGTGCAAATTCCCTGAGTTGGGTTAAGGCTGCGTTTGTGTTTTCTAAGTTTGCGGTTGGTATGATCCAGTCCCAAGGTCATAAGGGATTAGCGATCTATCTCAAGACAGCTAACGTGTCACTGATGCGTTATTTGTCTGGGAACAGAATCGTGAACCCTCGTGACGCTGGTTCTGCGGTCGCCCTTAGTCACGGAGGTATTCCTCGCGTGATTCCTGGGAGCCACCGTCTACGAATAATACAGGGAGACCTTGGAGTCATTCGGCTCTGGTTGGGAATGTTTACACTCTATAGAGTGCTAGACTTCCGTGGTAAGATGCAAATTCAAACCATAACTGGTGAAGGACGGTACGTATCTAAATTCTTCTTGGAGGAGTGGTGGCTTTTTGTTAGTAATTCTTTCATTAAGTCTATCATTTCTCTGGGGGGGAAGAAGTTCCGTACTGATCTGGTCCCTAAAGATAACCGACCGGAACGTTGGTATGAGTATTTTGTTAAGCGAGTAGATGTTTTGGGACACAATCCCGGAACGTTGAAAACTTTTCATTTATACAAGTCCAACTACCGTGAGGAGCTTTGGGGATACGTAGTTCGGTTGTTTCCCTTGATGAAATCGGGTCCGAACACGAAGAAGGGGACGGTCAATGTTGCGAACCTCATTGAAGATGTTTCTTCATGGGTTTCAAGACCAGCACTGTTGGTGTCTTTGATATCAATAGTTGCTGTCACTCGTTGTTGGCACTTGCTGGACACTCCAGCTTGGGTTGCTGGGCGGAAAGCGTGCGCGAAAGCGCACGGGATTACGCTTGGTGCCCTTGATGGGGGTGAAGGTTTGCGTCCAACAGGGTGGCTTGGCCGTCTCTCATTTGTTTACGAGCCCGGTAAGATAAGGGTGGTCGCCATGGTTGACTGTTTTACTCAGTGGTTGTTGTACCCTTTGCATCGCTTTATCTTTGATCGCATTCTGAGGGTCATACCTCAGGATGGAACTTTCAATCACGTTGCGCCGGTTAAGAAATTAATCGGTGTAATGCGAGAGAGAGGGCTATCTGAATGCTTTTCTTATGATTTAAGTGCTGCAACGGATCGACTTCCGGTGAGTATACAGGAACTGTTACTGCGTGTATTTACTTCTGTGGATTTTGCCTACCATTGGCGGAAACTATTGACAGAACGGGACTATAAACTTCCGGGCGATTATATCTCACGATATGGTCGCAAGGGAGGTGATAGTGTACGTTATGCTGTAGGTCAGCCGATGGGGGCATATTCATCGTGGGCAATGCTCGCATTGACGCACCATGCGATTGTTCAATTTGCGGCTTTTAGAACCAAGCGCTTCAGTGGCTGGTTTGATCTGTACGCAGTTCTGGGTGATGATATAGTGATTGGTGATCGCTATGTCGCAGCTCAGTATGTAGAGATCATGGACACGCTAGGAGTTAACATTGGTTTTTCGAAATCAATTATCAGTAAGAACCTAAGCATTGAGTTTGCGAAGCGCTTCTTCTATAAGGGTGTAGAGGTAACTCCTCTGCCTCTTGTGGGAGCAGGCGTTAGCTGGCTTGGTGTGTCCGGGGTACCGGAGATCGTGAAAACGGTTAAGGAACGAACTGGTAAACTTCTTAGTTTAGCGTCCATTGGTAAATGCATAGGTCTTGGGTATAAAGCATGTTCTGGTGCGGCAACCAGCCGCATTAAGGATATGCCGAATATGTTGAGATCAATTGTGGTTCTTCTTGCTCGCCCTGGCGCGAGTATGGGTGTCAACAATCTTTGGGAGTGGATCCGGCTGAAAAGATACAATTCAGTTGGTAAAGCTACTAAGGGTTGGTGCGTTTCCGTGATTGATACGATCCGTCAGCGACTCATTTCTCGGGATACTCGTGAGACTCGGAAAAAGTTGTTTAAGGTTTTCGTACCTTTTCAGCTTGACCGGGTTCACACTGAGGAAACCGTTGATTTGGGAGACTGGTGGACACGTACTATCAAGGAACCGTACAAGGCCCCCATGCTTGATGCCATAAGTGAGTTTGAAGAGGTACAGAAAGAACTGGCCTCAAGTTTGGATGAATATAGTGAGGAAAACCTCTTAGCTATTATTGACCGCTACGACCATCTGGAGGCGCTCCTCTGTAAGCTGCCCACTGCGGTTAACTTGGTTCGAGATATGTCGGAAGTTTCCGGCTACTCTCGTCCTCGTCGACCAAAGCAGGTTCGCTTATGGAGAAAGTTGTCTCGATTTGGTCGCAAGTCGGGGCTTGTATAGTAATATACGAGTTCTCTCCGAACTTCTTTTCTTAACTCAGGGTGTTACTGGATGTCCTGACAAGATGTCCTTTAATTATTGCATCCAATGCCTTCTTTCTTATGTGATTCTTAAGATCCTAGTCCTCTTTTGAGAGGTGCTTGAGATAACATTTAGAATCGGCACAAGTATTCGAGAGCATCTTCAGCTCAACAGGTCCGGAAAACGTCC